ACGATTGCAAGTGTTCCGCAAGTTAACAACGAATCGTCAAAAGATACTATTGTAGTTGGTGTTGTACCTAAAGCATCATTGTTTAAAACGTCTAATAAAACAACGTCTGTATCATTAACAGAAAATGTTTCATCTTGTGCTACTGGTGTTGCAGGTACAGCCGTAATAATTACCGTACCGATTGCACTTGATGTCGCACCGCTTGAATCTTGAATAGTATAATTAAAAGTTTGTGGTGTAGCTAAACTACCAGCACCTTTTGTGAACTTTATTTTATTTGCTTCTATTGTAAAAGTTCCAACGCTTGATGGTATAGAGCTACTAACTGAAATTATGTTAGTCGGCTCAAAACCTAAATTATCAGTTTCTAAAACATCAATTAAAGTATTTTGAAAGAAAATATTATAAGTTTCATTTACTGCTTCTATTGTGCTTTCTGTTTCTTCAACTAAAACTGGAATATTAAAAAAGCCACTACGATTAACTTTGTAATCTTGAATAGGTATTAATATTTTATTAGTTGGTGGTTGTGCGTTTGCGCCATCAAGTCCATAGCTATAACCCTGAAGCATTAATTGTGTATTTACATTACTTGGAGTTGTAGCATCAGCAGGGTTTGAAGTTTCATAGAATGTTTCCCATTTTACCCATTGTTGATTGTTACCCTCTAATACTTCTGTTGTTGTTCCGTTCGATGCGTTAAAATCAATAAAATCATTTATTAATCTTGCAATGTTTATTTTATCATTACCTGTTGAGGCTGTTGGATTTGGTTTTGTTTGCTGATAACTTGGTGTTGCTGGTGGGCTAAATTTCAAACCATTCCAAATATACAAACGCAAAGTAAACGAAGTGCAAGTTAAACCAGTTAATGGACTTACAAAAGGAATTGAAACGTAATAAGGTGATAAACTTTTTATCATTTTGTTGTATAATTTAATAAATTTTCCATATCTAAAGCAAACGCTTCAACTAATTCATCGGGTAACTTTGCAAAAGCTAATTCAAATGGTCTTGTAAAGAAGTTCGTAGTTTTTAAACCTTTGTTATAAATCGAATTACGAATCAAATAAGCAGTTGAATCATAACTCATAAACTTACCACTTTTTTTATCTTTGAATTGTATTCGTTTACGCTTAACCCACCCATCAATTCCATTTGTTAAACCACCTTTTTTACCGCTACCTGTTCCAAATCTAAACGGACTATTTGGCGCACGACTACTACTTGTTTTACCTTTAACCCCTTTGTCAACAAACTGACCATAATCAGTCATTTTAAAAGATAGACTAAAACTATTCTTGCCTACTTGTAAATCATAACCGATTGAATCGTATAAGTCGCCTTTATCTTTTTTATCCTTTTTAGTTAGATTAGTTTTCGATTGCTGTACTACATACTTTCCAAACTTATCTAAATATAATTTAGTTTCCATCACATAAACTTATTGTAGTGTTTGGCATTTCTACATCAAAAGTAAGTACCCACCCATCAAGTAAATTTTTACCCTCAAGCGTTCCTATTTCTAAACTTGGGTTTTCACTTGCTGTAATATTTCTTTGTTCAAAATCTCTATACATTTTTAACCAAACACGATTTAAACACGCTAACGTTTCGTTATGATTATCAACTTCATTATCCTGTTCCCAAAACTTATCGTTTACTATTTCCTTATTTATATCTCTAATATCTAAACACGATAACTCGACGTTAAAATTAATCGTTTGACCATTTGTAAACGAACCGCTTAAAATAGAAATATTAAACAAAGGGAAAATATTATCTTTGTTAATATCTATTTCACCTTTAGTAATTGTATTGATATAAGAATCCTGTTCAACTAAAGATTTAATATAATATAATAGCTCGCTATAATGATTCATTTTATAATTGTGTTACGTTTGAATTTAACCCTTTTTGTATTTCGTATTTTAATTTTTTCTTATCGATGCTGTGTGCTAAATGAGTATGAAAAGTATGTACGTCTAAATTTAAAATGTAATCATACTTCCAAATTTTACCCTTTGCCAATTCGTCTATTGTAGCATACCACCCCCACTTATCAAAGTAGTCTAAAGCTTTACTACCTTCTTTTGTTCCGCCACTATAAATTTCTGGATATGCTGTTCTAATTCGTTCGCTAAACTCGAAAAAAAAACCAGCGCACTATTCACAATAGATAAAGGCATTGACTTCATTACGTTTGCATACTCTTCAGTGCCTTTATATTCTGCAATTTTATAGCCTGTTAAATCTTCTTTTATAATCGGTCTAAATAAAACAGCCATTAACTTATGCAGGTTTTCAACATCGCCTTGATAAGATGTCATATCTACATATTCTTTAGCGCTTACTTTATCTTTTTCAAAGTTTGGTATCATACCCATTTTAATACCATACATTGAAAACGTAGGAGTAAAAGCAACGGTTTGATTAAGTGCTAAATCAATAGCTTCTGAAATGCTTTTTAAATCTTCAATAGATATTTTGTCAACTTCTTGAAACGGAACACCGCAAAAGATTTCTATTTTTCTTTTGTCAAATCCATATGCATCTATATCTGTACGCTCTTGTAATTTAACGTACTTTTGATATTGACCTAATGTTATATCATTTATCGATTCAGGAATTAATACTTTCATACTATTAAACTAAATTTTGCTTGTTTTGTTACTTACCTAATATCAGGTTTTACACTATTCATTAAATGTCTTTCAATTCCGTAACAAGTTAAATCGACATGCTCATCGTGTTTTGCATTTGGAAACGTTCCAACCTGATTTAAAAACGCTTCATTCCAATTACCTTTTACAAGTATAACACGCCCACCCTCTATATAAGGAGAACAAGCTCGTGCATTTTCAATCTTTGAACTATTAACAAATGGGCTTTTTATTTCTGTAATATTAATTCCTGTTTGTTGACGTATCATTTGCACAATAGTTTTACCACTTGCTTTAGGTTCTACCAATGAAAGAAATATATTCAATCCACTTGATGCAATATGATTCGGCAAAAACTTCATTAACTCGGGCATTTCTAAATACTTATCTATACTAGAATAGATAACATAGTCATTACCCCACTTTGCACCAATTTGAAATCCGCTAGGGTCGTTTGCCGTATCTTTTGTATATGCACCATCGATAAATAATTCCCATCTTAAACTATTTAAAGGTACTTCTGATTTATCAACTATTCTAAACCATTCCTTACGCCATTCGCCACCCTCATCAGGTGCAGGAGTTTGCATATATTGTCCCGCAAAAGTGTATCTGCTTCCTTGACGTATAGCCTCAAGCTCTTCAAATGTATGCTTATCTTTCCATAATGGATTGTTATTTTCATCTAAAGCAGGTAAACACAAATGCTCCCACTCTTCACCGCTTCCACCATTCAATAAATATCCGCTTAAATCATCTTCGTGTAGTCTTTGCATAATAACAATAATTGGCGTATCTCTATCGTTTACACGTGAGCGTATTGTGTTATTATATCTTTCGTTAACAGCCTTTCTTTTAACTTCAGAAAACGCATCGTCTGGCTTTAAAGGGTCGTCTATTATAATTGCACCACTAAAAGTTTTACTATCAGATACACCTGCCCCAAAACCTGTAATTGCACCACCCGAAGCAGTAGCATAAACCCCACCACCAAATTCATTAAACCATTTCTTTTTCCCTTGTGCATCTTTCTTTAGTTTCATTTGCCAAAGTTTCTGAAACGCATCGCTTTCAATATATTCTTTTGCTTGGCTCGAATTATCTAAAGCCAAATCATCTGAATAAGATAAGTGAATAAATTTTGAAGATGGATTTATCGCAAGTCCGTACGCTATAAAGTTTTTAACTGCCAATTCGGTTTTACCATAACGAGGTGGAATATTAATAATAAGACGTTTTGTTTTACCATTAATTACGTCCATTAACTTATTAGCTATAATAACGAAATGAGGCGCAACTGTAAAATTACGCCTGTTATTTTCTTTGTAAATGTATCGAGTAAAGAATAACAAATCTTTCTCGCACATTACTTTTAAAACTTTTTCTTCGTTAGTAAGCATTAATACTTTTCGTTTAAAACTTTAGTTAACATCTTTGCCTCTTCTTCTGTAAGTTTT